AAAACATAATGATTAATACGAATGTTTTAAGAAAATGTCATCAATTTGGTGTAGAGAGAGTAATCTCTATATTGAGCACTTGTATTTATCCAGATGTAGTGGATACATATCCGTTAAAAGAGGAAATTTTATTTAATGGGCCACCACCACCTGATAATTTTGCATATGCTATGTCAAAACGGTGTATGGCTACTCAAATAGATTCTTATAAAAAACAATATAACAAACAATGGTCTTATTTAATTCCTTGTAATCTTTATGGTGAACACGATAAATATGAAGAACACCATAGTCACTTTGTATCAGCACTAATTAAGAAGATACACGAAGCTAAAGATAGTGTGGAGATATGGGGAACTGGTAAACCATTAAGACAGTTTATGTACGCTGGAGATTTAGCTAGAGTAATAAAATATATGATTGATAATGATGTGGTAGACAACTTTAATGTTGCACCAGATTATGTACATTCAATAGAAGAGATAACTAAGATGGGAATGAAATCTTGTGGTAAAGGTGATTTAAAAATTGTTTACGATAACACAAAACCAGATGGTCAGTATAGAAAAGATGTTGACTCATCCAAACTTATTTCAGTAATGAAAGATTTTAAATTTACTTCACTTGAAGAAGGAATAAGGAGAGTTTATGATAACTTTAGTCAAAGATACAATTGATAATAAAGATATAGATAGACTAGTTGATTGGTTAAAAACATATCCAAAATTAACTAAAGGTTCTGTAACTTTAGAATTTGAAAATAAATTTTCTGAGTGGTTGGGAAGAAAGTATTCTGTATTTTGCAATTCAGGTTCATCAGCCAATCTTTTAATGTTATCTGCATTACAACAAGGTGAATATTTAAAAAATAATAAAGTTGTAGTTCCATCAGTTGCTTGGGCTACAGATTTATCACCTGTAATTCAATTAGGATTAGAACCTTTATTATGTGATTCTAATATGAAAGATTTGTCAGTAGATTTAGAACATTTAGAAAGAATATTTCAAGAAGAATCACCATCAGTTTTAATGTTTGTTTCTGTTTTAGGATTAGTTCCCGATATGAATAAAATTGTTGAGTTATGTTTTGAATATGATGTTATTTTATTAGAAGATACTTGTGAATCTATGGGATGTGAATACAAAGAACGAAAACTTGGTACGTTTGGTAAAATGTCAAGTTTCTCTACATTTTTTGGTCATCATATTTCTACCATAGAGGGTGGTATAATTTCAACTGATGATAAAGATTTATACGAATTATTAGTGTCAATAAGAAGTCATGGTTGGGATAGAGACTTGAGTAAAGAGACTCAAAATAAGTTACAAAAAGAATGGGGAGTTTCAGAATTTAATGCATTATATACATTTTATTATTCTGGATTTAATATGAGGTCAACGGACTTACAAGCTTATATTGGATTAACACAAATAGATAGGTTGGATGATTGGGGAAAAAAGAGGGAAGATAATTATCATCTTTATCAAGACCTAATAAAAACAGAATGGAAACCAGAATCGTATGTTAATTCATTGACTTCGAATTTTGCATATCCCGTAATTCATTCAAATAGAGAACAAATAGTTAAAAAATTACAAGAAAATAAAGTTGAAGTTAGACCAATGATATGTGGTTCAATGGGAACTCAACCATTTTATGTAAAAAATTATGGTGAATTGAAATTACCTAATGTTTCTATTATAGATGAATATGGATTTTATGTACCAAATCATCCATCGTTGACGGAAGAGGAAATACAATTTATAAGTGGTATTGTTAATGAAAAAATATAGTTACAATACAGACAAATATAGGTTTAGAGAATTAGTATCTGAATTATTTCAAGTAGATGAATTAGAAAAAATACATAAAAATAAATCTGAATGGGTGAGAGATGAATATAAAAGGATGACCATAAATGAAGAAAATACTACGGATTTTCACGATACCTTTTATAAAAAATTGAATGATAATTGGACAGATTTATATGAATCATATGATAAGTTTATTCACGATGAAATAGTTCCTATTATGGACGAGAAATTTCATTATCAATATTTACCATCATTTAGAGTTCAATTACCTGATGAAAACCAAGCAGTTCATACTTGGCACTGTGATTCTGATCCATTACATAAACATCCAAAAGGTGAGATAAATATTTGGTTGCCACTTACTCGGTGTTATGGAACAAATACAATGTGGATTGAATCAGAACCATTTAAATTAGATTTTCAACCATTAGAGGGAGATTATGGGAATTTTTGGACTAATAATGGTAATGTTTGTATGCATGGAAACAAACCAAATGTAACGAGTGTAACAAGAATGAGTTTTGATTTTAGGATAATTCCTTTATCAAAATATAACCCAAATTATTCAGTTACATCTGCAAATCATTCAAATAAATTTGTAGTTGGTGGATACTATAAGGAGTTATAATGAAGGTAGTGTCGGTTATACCAGCACGAGGTGGTAGTAAAGGAATCCCACTAAAGAACATAGTAGAACTTGGTGGTAAACCATTAATATCATATACCATAGAATCATCTAAACAATCTAATGTAGATGAAACTTGGGTGTCCACAGATTCAAGTGAGATAGCATCAGTAGTATCAGAGTATGGTGTAAAGGTTATAGAAAGACCAGAGGATATATCAACAGACACATCACAATCAGAGGAGGCCCTACTACACGCCGCCCGTGATAGTGAATTTGATGTACTTGTTTTCATTCAACCAACTTCGCCGTTAATAAAATCAGAAGATATAAATAAAGGTTTAGAAATGATGGACGAGTATGATTCTGTTTTTAGTGTTACTAAAGAACATTGGATTCCGAGATGGACAATGGATGTAAAACCATTTGAATGGGAAATTAATAACAGACCTATGAGACAAGATAAACCAGAAACTTATATTGAGAATGGTGCATTTTATATCACTAAAAGAAAGAATTTGTTAGAATCTAAATTAAGATATAGTGGTAAGATGGGTGTAGTAGAGATGCCACTTTCAAGGAGTTTTCAAATAGATACAATAGAAGATTTAGAATTAATGGAGAAATTATTATGAAATTTGTAGTATTATATTGTAATAAAAATCAGTACGAAATGATGGAAGAATTTGCATTCAAATATTCTCCAGTAGATTTTAGTAAGGTAGATATATTAATTTATGATGATAATTCAGTCGATGAACAGAAAGATAAGTTAAGAGGATTGTGTGATAAGTATAGTAATATTAAATGGATAAATCCAGATGTCACCAAAAATGCTATTGCACCAAATTTAACGGTTTTTGAGAAATGTAATGAATATTTATCTAAGAATAACATTGATACAAATTGGATGTTGTTTTTTGAAAATGATGTATTTCCATTTCAAAGTAATTTTTGGGAAGAAGTAAATAGAGTTATAGAAGAATATGATTTTTTGGAAGAACGAGTTGGTTCATTTGGTTTCAGTAGTTATCAAAGATTTAAAGATGGAATAAAAAGAACACCTGGTAGTCCTACGATTGGTAGAGGAAATTTAGTAGATGGTATATTAGAACCACCAACTTCGGGGTGGTATAAAGATTTACCAGATGAGTGGTATAATACGGATTACTTTGTAGTAGAAAGTGTTAATTGGCAATCGGTGTGTGTAAACAGAAAGTTATTTAATGAACATATTGAGATTGATGAGAGATATGATAATAGGTTATTAAATTGTGATGACTTGTCACATCAGTTTATGTTTAAGGGATTTTTTAATGTTGTGTTTCCTAAATTATCTGTATATCACGATAGTGGTCTGTTGAAAGAAGGTATTAATTTAACTATTAATCATAGTTATTCAAGAAGTAATAATTCTCATGAAGTTTTTACTGATAGATGGAAATGGTCTTGGGGTAAAAGAAACAGAGATTTAAGAAATCAGTTTAATTTATCATTTCCCAAATACATGAATACTATACAAGATAAGTTATTTAATATGAATATTAAAGATGGACCCAAAAGGATAGAAGATTTTGAGTAAAGTTATTTATACTGCAATTATTGGTGGTTATGATACATTAGTAGAACCAGATTACAAACCCGAAGGTTGGGATTTTGTATGTTTTACTGATAAAGATTTAAAGTCAGATACTTGGGAGATTAGAAACACACTTCCACTTTATACAGACAACACGAGAACAGCTCGTAAACATAAATTATTAGCTCATAGGTTATTTCCTGATTA